GAAACATCTAACATTTTCTTTGGAACTGGACTTTTATCAGACCATAATGAAGTTAAAGTATTGGATATGAGCGACTTAGACGGAAGTCAGAATGTACGTTTCGTAATGAGATTTACAGCTGGTGTACAACATGGATTTGGTTCAGACATCGTTCTTTACACTCCAGTTGCATAATTAAATTAATTATTAATAATAATCCCTCTTCTTAATTGAGGAGGGAATATTTAAAACCCAATATAAAAATGGCTTGTGATTTAACATTAGGAAGAAAAGAAGTATGTAAGGATTCGGTTGGAGGTATAAAAGCCATCTACTTTTCGAATTTTGCAGATACTACTCCTGCTAGTTACACATTTGATTCTACTAATACAGACGCTATTGAGTCTGTAACAGGAACACCAAATGCTTTCAAGTATGAAGTAAGAGATGCTTCTTCTTTCACGCAAAATATTCAGACTAGTGCTGATACAGGAACTACTGCTTTTGAGCAGGTAATAGAATTAACATTAAAAAAGTTAACTATTACAGACAATAAGGAATTAAAACTAATTTCTTATGGTAGACCAAGAGTTATTATTGAAGACCAAAATGGAAACTTCTTTTTAGCTGGATTTGAAAATGGTTGTCAAGTAACCGCTGGTACTATCGTAACAGGACAAGCAATGAATGACCTTAGCGGTTATACATTAACTTTAACTGGAATGGAAAAGAAGCCCGCAAACTTTTTAGAATCTGACCCTGCAACTATAGGATTTACAGTTGTAGTTCAAGCGTAATTATTCAATATTTTATTTACTTTTAGTTAAGGTCTACTTCGGTAGACCTTTTCTTTTGTAATAAAAACAAAAAACAGTATTTCCGTTATAAGTTTATGATTAGATTATTACCAGTATCAACATCACAAACATTCTCTATTTTACCTAGAACATTAGACGTTACAAGTATAGATGCGACTATAAGAGAGGATGGAACAGGGGAGTCTGTATTATTTACAAATGTTACTGCTGTTGTTAATGGTGATTACATAGACATAACACTATCTTCAGATAAGTTTATAGCAGAAAGAGCTTATGTGTTAGAAATGACTAGAGGTTCTAATCTATGGTATAGAGATAAGATATACGTTACAAGTCAAATTAATACGGACATCTATCACACTATAAGTACGGATTACTATAAAGAAAACGATACTGATGGTGATGACAAATACATAACAATATAATGAGTAAAAGAATAAACATTAATAAGAATTACTTATCAAATAATCCTAAGAAATACACTAAGAACTTTAGTGTTGTAGAGCTGTCGACATATCAAATGCCAAAAGCAGTTGAAAGAAAGGGTGATAATTGGGTTACTTGGGGAGAAGATAATAATTATTTTGGTAGACTAATAGACTTAAATTTAGGTAGTCCAACAAACTCTAGGTGTATTAAGGGTATTTCTGATATGATTTATGGTAGAGGTCTTGCGTGTACTGATAGCAAAGAGAAGCCTTTAGAGTGGGCAGAAGCTCAGTTAATATTCAAACCTAAAGATGTAAAGAGAATAGTAAACGATAGAAAAGAGCTAGGTATGGCTGCTATACAAGTTGTTTACAATAGAACAAAGAAAAGAGTACTTAAAGCATTACACTTTCCTATAGAAACTCTTAGAGCTGAGAAAGCGACAGATGGAGTAATAAAGGCTTGGTATTATCACCCTAATTGGGCAGAATACAAGAAAGGAGACAAGCCTAAAAGAATACCTGCTTTTGGACAAGGTGGAAAGAAAGAAACTTCAGAGATATTTGTATCTAAACCTTATCAAAGTGGGTTTTGGTATTACACACCTAGCGACTATCATGGATGTTTACAATACTGTGATTTAGAGGTAGAGGTATCGAACTACCACATTAACAATATAAAAAATGGTTTACAGCCTTCTTTATTTATAAATTTCAATAATGGGATTCCTCCAGAGGAGACTCAAGAGTTAATGGAGTCTAAGATAAACGATAAGTTTGGTGGAACAAATAATGCAGGTCGCACTATTATAGCCTTCAATGAAGATAAAGATAGTTCTGCGACTATAGACCCTATACACTTACCAGATGCTCATGCTCAATATCAGTTTTTAGCTGATGAAAGTAGAGAAAAGATAATGCTTGGACATGGTATCGTATCGCCAATACTTTTAGGTATTAAAGATAATACAGGTTTTGGTAATAATGCAGAAGAGCTTAGGACTGCTTCTATTTTAATGGACAATTACGTTGTTAGACCTTTTCAGACTGACTTACTAGATGATTTCTGTGAAATACTTGAAAAAAACGAAATATATTTAAACTTATACTTTATTACTTTACAACCTATTGAGTTTACAGAGTTAGAGAATATTTCTACTAAAATAAAGAGAGAAGAAGAAACAGGAGAGAAGTTGAGTTCTCAAGAGCCAAAGGACTTCTCTGATGAAGAAGGAGATGATATGTTGGAGCAATTAGAAGGCTTAGGAGAGGTTTTAAGCGATGATTGGGAGGTTGTTCATAATGAAAGATATGAAGAGGATTTAAATGACGTTAAAATGGCTGAAATTAAGTCTAGCAATAAGTCATCTAAAGAAGATAGTGATATCTATAAAATTAGATACGCTTATATGCCTGTAAGAAAATCACCAGACAGTAGGATTTTTTGCAAAAAGATGGAAACATTTACAGAACGAAAGATAGTGTTTAGAAAAGAGGATATTAATATGATGTCTTTTAGAGGTGTAAATAAAGAGCTAGGTCATAATAGACAGAACTACAGTCTTATAAAATTTAAGGGCGGTAAGAACTGCCATCATTATTGGGAGTTGAGAGTCTATAAATTGAAGGGAGATAAAAGGACAGACCCTAATTCAGCTTATGAAAAGGGTTTAAAAGAGCCTAAAAATCCAAGTGAAATGACTGAAAGAATGATTGATAGACCAGATAAAGGTGCTTATCCAACAACTAAAAAATAAGATATGGCTACTAAAGCATTATTCATAACATTAAATGACTTAAAAAGAAAGTCTATCATATCTGGAAATACAGATGATGACAAGATAATACAGTTTGTTGAGATTGCTCAAGACTTGCATATTCAAAATTATTTAGGAGGAAACTTGTATGTAAAGCTACAGAATTTAATTTTAAATTCGGAGTTGAATGATGCTGCAAACGTAAATTACAAAAACTTACTTAATGAATACGTTAAGCCTATGCTTATTTGGTTTAGTCAAAGCTCTTATTTGCCATTCGCTTCTTACAATATTGGTAATGGAGGAATATACAAACATATCGGAGACAACAAGCAAGCTATAGATAAAGATGAGTTAGTTCATTTAATGAGCAAAGTTAATGATACTGCTGACTTCTATACAAGAAGATTCCAAGATTACATGGATTATAATAATAGTTTATTTCCAGAATACAATGAATCTACTAATGAACAAATGACTCCAGATACAGATTCTAATTTCTCTGGAGGTATCTTTTTAGGATAGCATGAAGAAAAAAACATACAAACCGAAAAAAGATAATGTTAAGAAAATGGAGATGTTATTTAAAAAAATAAAACAAAAAAATGGCAAACGAAATTTATCCAGTTAGTTGGTGGGGAAGTCCAGTTCAGAATGGCTGGGGTGGGATTTATTATGATTACGCATCAAATGCTTTAGCTGACTTTGGGTTAGGCGATAGGATTACGGATGAAGGTGGTTTTATAGAGAATACAGACGCTTTAGAGGCGTATGACCAAGAAGGAAGGTCTCCTCAACCTACAATACTAATGATACCTTCTGCATATAGAGATGGTACACTTTTGAGTGCGTTACCTAGTGATGGTAGTGGAGACTTCACATTTAGTAGAGGAAGTTTGTCTACAAGAACTGACTCATTAGGAGTTGTAAATGATGTTACAGGAGTAGACACTCCTAGAGTTAATCACGATGGTACTCCTCATTTATTAATGGAGCCGACTCGAACAAACTTATTTGTAAAGTCTAATGGATTTACTGATGGTGGGGCTTGGAAAAGAAACTCAACACTACAAGTAACTGAAAATGCTGCGATATCACCTGATGGTACTTTAAACGCAACTAGGCTCGTAAAAGTAGGTGGTGGTGGTAGATTAGGACAAGAGGTTGCTTTAACAAAAGATTTAACTTACACTTTTTCTTTTTATATGAAAA